ACAGCTTCGTATCCGTGAATGGTACGAGCATTGGGACGGTGATGTCTATGTCAGCTTCAGCGGCGGCAAAGACAGTACCGTCCTTTTGCATCTGGTACGTTCCCTTTACCCAGAAGTTCCAGCAGCCTATGTGGACACAGGTCTGGAATTCCCAGCAATCCGGAAATTTGTACGCTCAGTCGATAATGTGATTTGGCTGTATCCAAAGAAGCGGTTTCAACAGATTGTGCAGGAGTATGGATACCCAGTTGTCAGCAAAGACATTGCAAGAAGCGCCTATTATGCCAGAAAGGGTAGCAATTGGGCATTAAAACGCTTTGAGGGTCAGAATCCGGACGGTTCGCCATCCAAATGGTACGCAACAAGACAGGGTAAATGGAAAAAGCTCCTAGATGCTCCCTTTAAGATCAGCGATGAATGTTGCCGGTGGATGAAGGAAGAGCCGCTCAAAGAGCTTGAGAAGACCATGAAACCGTTTATTGGGATCATGGCGGATGAGAGTGATCGCCGTCAGACGGCCTATTTGCATACCGGATGCAATGCCTATAACAGTAAAAAGCCCAGTTCAAAGCCAATGGGTTTCTGGACTGAGCAGGATGTTCTTCGATATCTGCGTGATTACAACGTGCCGTATGCCAAAGAAATCTATGGAGATATCGTCGAACGCCCAGATGGAAAGCTGGAAACAACACTTGAAAGCAGAACTGGATGCTATGTCTGTCCCTTCGGACAGAGCTGCAGAAGGGCAAAGGGAACAGAAACGCGTTATCAGCGGCTTAAGCGTCTGTATCCCAAGCAGTATGAGTACTGCATGAGGCCGCTGGAACAGAACGGGCTAGGAATGAAGCCCGTTCTTGAATTTTTGGAGATTCCCTACGACTAACAAGGAGGTAAATGAACATGGCAGCAACTGCTTCTCCCACGGTTTCTTCTACGGTCGGTCTGAAGAACGTTGTAATCGCGCCTCTGACTGAGGATAGCGTAGAAACCTTGACTTATGGTGAGCTTCAGCTGATGGCTGGTGCCATTGAAGCTTCCATTACGCCCGAGAATGCCGATCCCGATGTTCAGTATGCAGACGATATCGAGTTTGATGTACTGTACCCTGATCCGGAACTGGTGTTCAAGACCAAGATGGCTGATATTCCGCTTACGATCCAGGAGATGATTTTTGGCAACCGTATCGATGATAATGGTGTGCTGATCCGCTCCTCTACGGATAAGCCGCCGTATTTTGCAATCGGCTTCATGAGTGAGAAATCCAATCACAAGTACCGCTATGTATGGCTGTATAAGGTTCGAGCAAAGCCTGTGACTGAGAACTATGCAACCAAGGAAGGCGGTACGATTACCCGACAGACTGGCGAGATTGAGTGGACTGCCATCAAGCGCACTCATGACGGTCAGTACCAGGCTGTTGCAGATGAAGGCGAGAACGGCTTTACTGCTGAAAAGGGCGCTGCATTCCTGCAGAGCGTCTATGAGCCTGTGTTTACCGAGGCAGGCACCTGATAATATAGCCGCCGTATGGAGTTAATCTATACGGCGGCTGTTAAACAATATTGAAAGGATGGTTTACATGATCACCTGTACTCTCAATGAAAAGAAGTACCAAGTCGACTTTATCAGCGGTAGGGCGCTTCGTGAAATGGAATCCGCCGCAAAAATGTATGGGAAAATCGTCGCGCTCTCCAATGCGGCTGTCAAGGGGGAAGAGCTTCCTGAAGACAGCCAGTTTACCATCCCTGAAGCGATGGATGTCATGATTAAGTGGTTCTGCATTCTTTTTCAGAATCAATTTACCCCAGATGATGTATTGGATGGCTATCCTGTGGACCGTCTGATGCACGATATTGCGCTGGCGCTTATGGCTGTCCAGACGCAGACAACTTCTATTCTTGATGAGTTCCCTACGAAAGCAGCTCAGACGGAGAACACGATGACCACTCAGACGGAGGCAGTCTGACGCTGCACGATTTTATATATTCAACATATAACTCTCTGATAGAGGGCGGGTGGCGCATGGCAGAAATCGATAGCATGGATATGCTTGGATTTCTGACGGTTCGCGCCTGGAAAGCCGATCAGGAGAAGAAAAAGAAAGAACCTCGACGTGCCTTCATCGACGATGTTTGGGGAAATCTGAAACCTGTGTAGCGAACATAAGGCAGGTGAATTGTTGTGAGCGAGACGCTCCGTGACCTCGTAGTGTCGTTGTCACTTCAGTCAGACAACTTCACTCGGAATATTAAATCCGTAAACAAACAGATTCAGGAAGCGGAGTCTTATTTTAGACTCGCTTCAGTTGGCGTAGAGAGTTTTGAAAGTACGGCAACTGGTCTGGCTACGCATCTGAGTACGCTTGAACGGAAACTGACGCTTCAAAAGACTGCGATCACGCAGTATCAGGGAGCGCTGGATGCAGCCAATACGAAGCTGCAGGAGTGCTATGATCGTCAGGTTCAATATGCCCAGAGACTGGAAGATGCGAAGAAAGCGCAGTTGGCTCTGAAAGAACAAGTCAGACTTGCTGCTCAGCAGGTTAAGCAATTCACCAGCTCACTTGGAGAATCAGACTCTGCAACTATTGCAGCCCGCGCCAATCTGGATGCGCTGAAGGTTGAGTATAGAGAATCTGTCAAGGAAGTCAAAAAGGTTGCCGGTCAGAACACGGCGCTTAAAAAATCCACGCAGAATGCTGCAGATGCAGTTACTACGGCAACAGTCCAACTGAACCAGGCGAATGTCGCTGTAAAGATAACGCAATCGGAGATCGACAAGTGTAACCGTTCTCTGGCTCTGGCAAAAACCAGCTGGAATACCGCTGGTGAAGCAATCGAAAAAAGCAAAACGGCTCTTGTGACCATTGGCAAGCAGATGCAGGTGGCGCAGAGCCGTTTTAAATTGGCTTCTGCTGGAGTCAAGGACTTCGATAAGAGCGCAGAGGGTCTGTCTGCGAAGCTACAGCTCCTACGGGAAAAGCTTGTTCTTCAGAAAAAGAGCGTCACCGAATATGAGAAGGCGCTGGCGGCTGCGAAGGAGCAGCTGAAGTCCGCGCATGATGCTCATGATCCTGACAAAATCAAGCAGGCTTCAGACGCCGTTATTGACGCTGAAGCTGCTCTCATCGATGCGCAGGCGGCGGTCAAAGGTACCCGCGCTGAGATTGAGGACTGCAATAAGGCGCTGAAAACGGCGCAATCTGCATGGACGCAAGCTGGAAAGAGTCTGGACTCCTTCAGTAAAAAGTGTGATTCCGTCAGCAAAACCATGACCACGGCAGGCAGAACGCTCACCACCGTCATGACTACGCCCATCCTCGCGCTGGGTACGGCGGCGATTAAGGCTTCCGTCAGCTATGAATCCGCCTTTGCATCTGTCAGAAAGACTGTCAACGCGACCGAGGAAGAATTTGAGCGTCTTTCCAGCCAGATCAAGACGATGTCCACCGAGGTGGCCACTTCCTCGGACGATATTGCCGAAGTTGTTGCCATTGCCGGTCAGCTTGGTATTGCCAATGATTATCTGATGAATTTCAGCCGTACCATGATCGACCTGGGCAACAGCACCGATATTGTCGCCTCAGAAGCAGCCAGCACCCTTGCCAAGTTCGCAAATATCATGAACATGGATCAGAGTAAATTCGGAAACCTGGGCGCTGCGCTGGTTGATCTGGGTAACAAGTATGCGACGACCGAATCTGCCATCATGAACATGGCCATGCGTCTGGCTGGCGCCGGTCATCAGGTTGGGCTTTCGGAAGCGCAGATTCTGGGCTTTGCGGCGGCTCTGTCCTCCCTGGGCATTGAGGCTGAAATGGGTGGTTCGGCGTTCTCCAAGGCGCTGGTCAAGATGGAGGTCGCTGCCGCTACGGGCGGCGAAGCCTTGGATGATTTCGCCAGGGTGTCCGGTATGACTGCCAAGCAGTTCAAGGCTATGTGGGACGCAGATCCCGCAGGTGCTTTCCAGGCATTTATCGAGGGACTTGCCCGGATGGACGAAGAAGGCATGGGCGCCATTGCTACCTTGAATGAGATCGGTATCGTGGAAGTG